TCAACTTTGTCATTCATGGAAAATTACCTTTTATTTAATCACCAGTGGTAAATAAGCCATAAGGATGCCAACAGCAACAACAATCAATGCACCGATTCTAAGAATTATGCGATTCTCAATAGATTCAAATTTGGCATCAATCCCAAGCATTCTCGCATCAAAATATTCCCGCGTGAGCAATCGTTCCTGGGATTCAAGAATGACGCGGACAATGGTTTCTGCCTGTTTCTCTTCAAAGCCGGCGCCTCGCAATTGAAGAATCATTTCGTGCGTATCAAAAGTAATCGTAGTCATGGTAAATCCTGTTAGCCGGTTGCAAGGATTATAACCCACAAAAAATGGTAAAAGGATTCTATGGACATCAAACACATTACCCCCAAGACCGTCATTGTAGTCACTCGCCGCTGGCATCGTCCGGAGGTGCTGGCCTATGTCAATCAGGCCGAGGTCGGCGCGCAGATGCCGGTATCGGATTTCATCCGCGCCCTGGCGGAAGAGGTGTACGGCGACCGCAATCGTTTCGTGATGCTGTCGCGCTCCGAGTTTCTGGATAAATCACTGGCGGCGGCAGACAGCATTTTGGCTACGATGAAGGAAACCACCACACATGTGGTTTGAAGTTCGTAGGGGCGGGTTTTAAACCCGCCCTTGGGCACGTTGTTGTGAAACTTTGAGTGGACAGGTTTGAAACCTGCCCCTACGCGGAGGAATTAAATGGTCTGGGACATCAACGCACCGTACAAAGCCGAATCACGTAAAATCGTCTGGGATGTCGCGCCCTATCTTAAAGGTCGTGGACTGGATGTGGGCGCGGGGGATTTCAAGGTGTTGCCGCATGTTATCAGTGTGGACAATATGCACCATGCGCAGTTCGGCTTTAGCGTGCGCCCCGATGTGCAGGTTCAGTCAGCAGAAAAGCTGGATATGTTCGCGCATGAGTCGATGGATTTTGTCTATTCGTCGCACTTGCTTGAGCATATGGAAGAACCCGAAAAGGCGCTGAAGGAATGGTGGCGGGTGGTCAAGACGGGCGGCTGCATGATTCTCTACCTGCCGCATGAAGATTTATATCCCAAGATGGGCGAGAAGGGCGCGAATCCCGACCACAAGCATGACCTGAACGAAGACAAGATCATCCGCTGGATGTATCGCATCGGCTATTGGGATTTGGAACTGTGCGAAAAGCGCGACGAGGATGATGAATATTCCTTCCTGATGGTGTTCCGCAAGATTGAGCGCAAACGCCGCAGTGATGGCTATCCCGATAGTTACCTGCAACCCAAACCCGCCAAGACCGCCTGCGTGGTGCGCTATGGCGCGTTTGGCGACCTAATGATGGCATCCAGCGTGTGGGCGGGGTTGAAGCAACAGGGATACCATGTCACGGTATTCGCCTCACCGCCAGGCTCGGATGTCATCGAGCATGACCCGAACATCGACAAACTGGTATTGTTCGACAAAGACCAGGTGCCCAACGGCGACCTCGGCGCATTCTGGGACGTGCAGAAAAAGAAATTCGACAAGTTTGTGAACCTGTGCGAATCAGTCGAGGGCACATTTCTGGCGTTGCCCAACCGCTCACCGGCAACATGGCCGCCCGCCGTGCGCCACAAGCTGATGGACTTCAACTATGTGCAGTTCGCGCACGAGTTGGCCGGCATCCCGCATGTTCCGCAAGTGAAGTTTTACCCCACCATCGAAGAAACCCGCTGGGCGGAGGAAGAACGCCGCAAGATGAAGGCCGATCTGGTGGTAATGTGGTCACTGGCCGGCAGCAGCGGGCACAAGACCTGGGCGGGGCTGGATAATATCATCGCCAGCATCATGGTGCATTTCAACAATGTGCATGTCGTGCTGGTGGGCGGGGCGGATTGCCAGATGCTGGAAGCCGGGTGGGAAAACGAGCCGCGCGTACACGCCTGTAGCGGCAAGTGGAAGATGCGCCAGACACTGGCTTTCCTCGACCAGTGCGACCTGGTTATCGGGCCAGAAACCGGCGTACTGAACGCGGCATCTTGCCTGGACGTGAGCAAAATCGTGTTCCTGTCGCACAGCAGCCACGAAAACCTCACGCGCGACTGGAACAACGTGATTGCGCTATGGAGTGAACACACCTCCTGCCCCGGCAGGGGCGACAACGAAGCCCCCGCCTGCCACTTGTTACATTACGGCTGGGCGCGCTGCAAGAAGGATGAAGATACCGGCACCGCGCAATGCCAGAAGGATATTACGGTTGAGGAGGTTTGGGGTCATACGGACTGGTGTTTGCAGGCGTTGCTGGAACAGAAGCAGGCGGCGTGACCATCCCATCGTAATAAAATTGAGTTCTGCATAGCCGCAGGAAGTCACATTGTTCGCATATTGTCATTTGAATATGCAAATGCTTGTTAAATTCGCTTGCTCTTGTCCAATAATTGGAAGCGACCGGCAATGCGAAAATTGCATAATATTGCCATGTCAAAATAGTCAAACCGGCGGATGCCATAACACTACCAACAGCAAAATAAATTTGAAGAGTAGGCCAGTCTTCTTTTAAATATTTCAGCATTTTAAATTCATTTTTTTAACATGGATAGGCAGGATAGTCAGGATTTGAAACCAACCAAAATCGAATCCGGCATTGGAATTACGGCATCCAGCGGACGCCAGATATGCAGGCAAAAAGGGTGATTATTGACATATTCACTTTTTGGCGGATGAAATTGAATGCAGCAATCATCTTCATCCCAAAAGATATTCTTGATTTGGCACATTTCTTCCCATGTCGGGCAGCGGTCTTGACGTGATACGGACACATGCTCCCATCCCAGTCCGGTAGACGCAATAACTTGAACTTTTTGGGAATGCCGCAACGGAATGATGAACGCGCCATTATTGCCGTAACTGGCATCGCTGCCCATTATTCCGTTAATGACACGGAATTTTTCAGGAACATGAAAACTCATGCGCTTTTATCCTGCCTATCCTGATTATCAATGTTAGTTGAGGGTTTGCAATCCTTGTGCAATTTGACAAAAGCCCGACCCGTTTCAACAAACACAGTGATAGGTGCAGGCAATGCCGGTTTATAGGTCTGACCGCAATTGTTGCATTTGAATATATCATCGCCTGGAATATAAACAACATGAAAAGTATTTGTTTGAGGTAATGTCATGACAACTTCCGGCTCCTTTTCGTTTACAGTAAACCGCGACCAGATCATCCGTGACGCGATGTTGAATATCGGCAAACTGGACGAAACCGAAAACCCGACCGCGCAGGACATCACAGATTGTAACCTGAAGTTGAATATGCTCGTCAAGCAATGGATGGGCAAGACTGATTTTGCACCGGGACTCAAGGTATGGAAACGCAAATGGGGTTATCTGTTTTTGAACAACAGCACCAACCAATACACCGTGGGGCCGAACGGCACGGGCTGGACAAATACCTTTGTGCGGCCCGTGACCACGGCAACGGCGCTGAGCGGGGCTGGTTCCATCGTTGTCGCCAGTGCCACCGGGATTGCTACGAATTACTTCATCGGCATCCAGCTCGATAGCGGGGCGCTGCAATGGACTACGGTATTGGGCGTGATCGGCACGACTGTATCGCTTAATGCCACACTTGCGAGCCAGTCAGCCAGCGGTTCGCAAGTGTATTGCTATCAGACCACCGCGCAGCAGCCCTTGAGCATTGAAACAGCGGTATTGCGCGACGAATTCAACGAAGACCAGATGCTGCGCATCATGCGCACCGTGCAAGACTATGCCAACCTGTCCGGCAAGACCGATCCGCAGACTATTTCCGACCCGGCGGCGATTTACTACGAATTTCAGTTAACCAATAGTTTCCTTTACACCGACTGCGGCGCAGCACAGGACGTAACAAAATACATCGTGATGTCGTACATGGAGCCAACGCAAGACATGGTGAATGCGGCAGACAACTTCGAGTACCCGCAGGAAGCGTTTTTAGCCCTTTCCTGGGGACTGTCGAAGCAGATTGCACCGATGTATAACATGCCGTGGACGGAAGTAATGGAGGCTAATTTCCGGGCTTCCACGATGATCGCCGCGCACAAGGATGCGGAAGTGTGCACGATGTATTTTCAGCCGGGTGAAGATTGAGGGGCAGTCGTTAGTCGTTAGTCGCTAGTTATTAGTTGATGTTGTCGCTGCGCGGCTTTAACTAACGACTAACGTCTAACGACTAACGACTGTTCCTGAAAGGAACAACCATGCAACCCATCCCCCTCTTCGGTTCCGGCGTCAACGCCTATTCGCCTTATGTCACGCGCCAGCGCAGGCTGAACTGTTTTTACGAAATCAAGCCGGACGGGGACAAGAATAACCTTATCATTCGCGGCACGCCGGGGTTGACCGCATGGATTGATCTGCCATCGTCACCGATACGCGGCTGGCATGTGGTGTCAAATATATTGTACGTGGTGTGCGGCCTGTTGCTGTGCAAGGTGGCAACCAATGGCACGGTTACCGTGCTGGGTTCGCTTGATCTCGCCTCATCCGGCAATGTGGACATGAGCGACAATGCGGTGCAGCTTCTGGTTACCGATAGTTTGGCCGGCTATATCTACACCATCGTGACCGGAAGTTATGCACAGGCCGCACTGAATGCGGCAGGCTCATTCGGCAAAATCACCGATGCGAATTTCCCGAACGGGACCAACTCGATTACTTTTCTGGACGGACGTCTGATTGCGGCAAAACCGAATACGCGCCAGTTTTATGTGTCCGAATCATATGACGGCACCGCCTGGACGAATATCTTTGCGCTGCCTACCTTTGGCACCAAGGACAATAATTCCGACTTGCTGGTGGCGGTGAGTTCGCTTAACGGCGTGCTGATCCTGTTCGGGCAGCAGACAGTTGAATTCTGGCAGAACGTGGGCACCACGCCGTTGCCGTTTGGCCGCGTAGCGGGTGCCACGCGCAACATGGGCATTGCGGCGCAATATAGCCCTGCCTACATCGACGACGTGCAACTGTTTCTCGGCCAAAGTCTGTATGGCGGAAATGTCGAGGTGACGTTGCAACAGGGATTCAATTTGCAGCGTGTATCAACTGATGATATTGATAATATCATCCGGGGATTTACCGTGTGGCAGGATGCTATTGGTTTCGGCTACATCCTGGACGGCCACAAGATGTACCAGTTGACGTTTCCCAGTGCAGCGCGGTCATTCCTGTACGACATCACCACGAATTTCTGGTCTGAGTTGCAATCCGGTCTTGCCTTGCAGGGCAGGCATCTGGCGAATTTCGGGATTACCTTTAACACTTTCACCTATGTGTCGGATAACAGCAGCGCCACGATTTACCAGCTAAACCCGAATGCCTACACCGACAACGGCGACACCATCAAACGCCAGATCGCCACGCGCCACATTTCGCAGGGCGGCAACCGCTTCAGCGTGGACGAAGTGTACCTTGACATGGAAACCGGCATGGGGCTGCAATACGGCCAAGGCAGCGACCCGCAGATCGTGCTGCAAGTGTCCAAGGACGGCGGCAGAACCTTCGGCGTGGAACGCTGGCGCTCGATGGGCAAGGTGGGTGAATACAAATCGCCACGGGTGATGTGGAACCGGCTGGGAGCGGCACAGGATTTTGTGTTTTTATGGACGATGACCGAGCCGGTAAAGTTTACCGTGGTGGGCGGGTCGGTGAGCGTAAGGCAGCAGGAGAAGTGAGACAGGATTCAGGATTCAGGATTCAGGATTC